GTTAAACTCTTTGACTCTTCAATACGGTCTTTTAGTTCCGCAGCACGTTTAGCAGCTTCGGCAGCTTCCCTTGAAGTAGCACCATAAGTGTCGGCTAATCTTTGTACCTCTTGGACAGCTTCCCTATATTGCGTTTTTAAAGACTTTACATTGTCTTGGATTTCTAATTCAATTACCCTTTTTTCTGCCATTGTCTAATTTTTTTAAAATAGTCATTCGTCTTTTGCTATTATATGCGTCTTTTATAGTATGCGGATATTTATATAACCCTTTTGCAACGTGAATGTTATACGTACATTTAAGAAAGTCGTCTAATTGTAACATCGCTATAATATTCTTTATTCTCATATTTGTATAATTATTAATGAACTTGTTTGTGTTCCTGTAGCATAAGTAAACGTAGCAACTACGTTAATAACTTGTGGCTGGTATAATTCACTTATAACTTGGGTATTATTTTCTAACGTTAAATTATTATTGTTTTCAGTTATTATTGTTTGTTTAGGTGTAGCACTTATAGGAACGCATATTTCTACGACTTGACTACTATAAATTGTACTTGGTGTTATTGTAACTCCTGCAGTAGCGCACGTTAAATCACATTGCGTAGCACCTGAAGGTAATGTTACTTTTTGGCTAATACATTGTGCAGTTCCGTCTACTTGTATCGGTCTTCCGTCATTAATGCTACCTATTACTTCCCTAAAGTCTAAATACAAAACAAATTCTACTTCTCCTGAAGTTAAGTTAGACTTCATTTCGTTAATAATATAACGCTTATCTCTAATTATTAATCTGTCGTTTAATTGTAAATTGGTTAGTATTGAAATAGGTAAATTCGTCTTTACGTAAACTAACCGATTTTTTAGGTTGTATAAATTAGTTAAATACGGAAAATAATACGTAGCAAATAATCCGTATTGTATCGTTTCGTTATGGATGATAGAATTATCAGCACCAAAATTTAAACTATATTTAGTTCCATTATACGTTAAATCTTGACCGAATAACATATATTTTGAAATACTTTGAGTTACAGAACCATCGTTAAATTTAATATTGTGTACTAAAGTATCACTCGCACCATATTCGTACAATAACGTTGGTTTAGGAACGTAACTATTATAGTTTGTATCTAAATTATAACCGAGTATTGCATAATCGCCAACGTTGTCTAAAACACGTTGAAACAATAAATTTTCAAATGGACTTTCTATTATGTATTCATCGCCATCGTAACTATATTGATATTCTACATTTCCGTAATGTTGTCCGTTAGCTTCAAAATATCTTTTATTAGCAAAACTTTCGGATTCTTGGTATTTAAAAGCTATCTTCTTGTATAACTTTATTCGTTCAATATCTATACTTTGAATATCAGTATATTGTGTTATGTCTACTACAGCACCAGAACCATACCAATCGTCTAATGGTAAAATTTCATAAGTGTTTTCACTTATAGGAATACACGTACAATTAAATTCTTTTAATATACCAGCTACAAAATCAGCTATCTTCATATCAGGCATATAACTTGCTAAATTAATAGTTCCTAATATTCCTACCGTACTACAATTAATAGTAGCAGTAGAATAAGTAACAAGTCCTGAAGAAGTAAATGCGTATGGTTGGTAAAATACAGTACATCCTACGTTCATTGCTATAGTTGCCCGTAATTTAAAAGTAAAATTTGTATTTAAACCTGAAGTGTTTGGTATAACAATATTAAATGTATTAGGTATACCAGTTTGAAAAGTTTGGTAATAGTTTCCGTCTTGAAATACATCTACGTATAAAGTTCCTGCGGCACTAATTGAACTTATATATATTTGTATTATATGTTGGTATACTTGAGTATTGAAGTTTGTTATGTTTATACTTTCATTACCTAAGTCTACAAAGTCTTCAGCATTTTGTGTACTTACACCACTCCAATTAATATCGTTTACATTTGATTTTGAATCAAACATTAAACTTAAAGATTCCGTTATGAAATTAAATTCATTTGCGTTTTTGCATAATAAGAAAGCATTAGTATATCTTTCGTCGCTTAAAAATGCACCATTAAAAGAAATTCCATAAGTATCGCCAATTAAACCTAATATTCTTTTTACTCTTAAGGCAGGGAATAATTCGTTATAATTTATGTGCTTAGTATTTTGCGTTATATCGTCAGGACCAGAATCATTGTAACTCCATAACCTTGAACTACTAATTAAAGGAAAACGAACATCGTAAGCATTATTATAATCAGTTACCCTATCAAATACTTCAGTTCCGTTATATGGAAACTCGTAATCTACGTAATCTAATTGGTTTAATTTGTCTTCCCCAAATTTATCTTTTAAAGATATTAAATCGCCATAAAATACTATTTGATAATTATCTGCAGCACCATTTTTTATATTTGCTTTTTCTAAACTTATTTTACCACGCCTAAAGGGTGTTAAATCTATTTCTATAAATGCTTTTCGTCTTTTGTTATGGTCAATAATACCATTCAAATTATTTATATCGCCAATATCCGTTTGGTAAAAATGCTTAAAAATAACATTGTTAATAGTTGAAGCAGGAATAGTAAACGACTGCGAATAATCAGTAAATACTTTGCTTATATCAAATATGTTTTGAATACTTGAATTTATAATTACTTGTTCATCGTTAAATAATTCTAATTGTACGTAATCGCCTGAATCAATTACTGGCTCAACCCAAATGCTTATTTTTCTTTTCATTAGATAACACTATTAATTATGTCGTAAGAAAATTCAAATTCTAACTGATAGTTAATTAGTTTTTGATTTATGTTTTTAAATAATTCAGTTGATTTAGTATTTAACTTCGCTGGGTAGTTATTTATTAATATTCTTTCACTCAACATTAACTGCTGAAGTAACTCGTTATATGATTCATCTACCCAATCGGTATTTACTTTTATATTCTTTTTACCATTGGTATTAAATACTTTTCTTTGACCTTCTAATGTATTGTAATTAGCGAAAGAACTTTGCATTAAATTATATTCCGTGTTTTCAAAAGAAATAGAATTATTTGAAGCAGCATAAAACCACGTTCTTTGCCACGCTCCATATTTGTTTACGAAGTCGCATAATACAGGAGTGTACCTACAATTTAAAGCTGGTTTAAAAGTTGCAGTCCATAATACGGTATTTGAACTATCAAGAATTTCTAATTTGTTTCCTGCAGCGTAATAACTTGGGTATACTCGCAGTATTTCTCTTAATGAATTATTTGTTATACTTCCTGTATTAGTTGCACCTGTGTTTAAATTCGTGTATTTGTAAGTCCACGAAGTACCACTATTTAAAGCTACAAATCCTGCCCTGTAATCTACGTTTGAACTTGGGTTATAGTTTGAATCGTAAGCATAATAAAAAGTTCCTTGCTCGTGTAATATATCGTAAGTTAAATTTGGATTATAACCTTGCTCATAATAACCGAATCCATCGAATGCTTTGCCAGTTACCGTATTTAAAAATGTATAAACACCACTACTTAACTTATAACGATTTACTTTTACATTACAATATTGTTCGGTGTTTAATGCAGAATAAGTATTGTAAGGTGTTTGCCTTGTATTCCACGTTATGTATTCACGAATATATGGACTTATGTTATAATACGTGTTTAAGTTGTTTGTAGCAGGAATTAATTTACTTAAAGTATATTGTGGCGTAGCAGGTGCAGCACCAGTTCCATTCCATAAAAACAAATCTATTTTACTTCCTTCCTGTAAGGATTCATTTATAGTTATAATATAAGGTGAACGTGCAAATATTCCCATTTTTTATTTTTTAAAGTTTTCGTTTAATATGTCGTTAAATAATTGTTCTGCTTCTAATCCGTATTTTTCTACAAGTCCATTAGGTAACTGCTTAAATGCTTGTTCAAATGGTTTAGTAAAAAATAAACTTGGCTTCAAGCCTCGTGAATAAATATTACGTGCTACTACATACGCAAGTGATTTATAACTACCTTTTGCATATTGACCTTTCTCATTTCTAAAACGTAAGTTTTTACGTTTCGCCCACTTTTCAATACTATTAACAAATGTAGACCACGTTCCTCGTTTGCTTCCACTACCAAATTTAAACCTACTATTTGGTGCTTGTTGCCCTCGTATTTTTGCGTTTGGACTTACATTACTTGGGTTAGCACCTTTAACACCTTCGTTTTGATACCAACCATACTCATCCATTTCAAAACTTATTTGTATGGAATTTGGACTTTCTTTAACGTAACCTTTTATCGAATTACGCAAAGAACCTAAATCCTTTGGCGCATTTATTTTAGCTTCGTTTATAACGTAATCCCTAAATTCATTCAATATGTCCTGAACGCTTTTTAACATATTGTCATATCATTAGGCATAATAACATCACAAGTTATTGTCCACCCAGCTAAATAATTTTCAAATCTTTCTACAAATGGTTCACAAGTTGGAGTACCTGAAACTTGAAATAAGTCATCGTATAAATCACCCCTTCGTAACATTTCATATAATCTATTTGTTACGGCTAATTGCGTATGTAATACATCCAACTCGTTATCGTTACCTTCAAATATATCAGTAGTAGCTTGTTTTGAAATATCGACTACATCCATACACAAAACACTTACATTAACACGTTGTATATTATCTTCAAAAGTTACACTATTTACTATAATGTGTGCTAATGGAAAAATAGTTTGCTTATTCAAATCTACCTTAAATATATCGCCCTGCGTTACCGTATTAACTATAGGGTCTGCGGTCAAATGTACTTTTAATGCGTTCAATAAGTTATAGTAACCTGTCATCTTCTTAGTTGTTTATTAAGTTCGTTTGTTTCGATTTGGTTTTTTTGTTTTTCGTAGGTGAGATAGGTAAGACATTTAGTAAGTCTATATTTTGTAACTTCATCAAACTTTGTGATGTCGCCTTTAGCGAGTCCATATATACTTGAATACCATCCCCATTGTTTATTAAACTGCCCTCTTTCGCTGAAATCGGTATATTCTTGCTCTGTTTCTTCATCAGGTTCTCCAAATAATGCAGGGTAGCCATCAATAACTCTTTTTCTAAATTGTAAAAAAAAACCCTTGCAGATAATGCTACTCCTAATGGTGCGTATTTCATTAGTTCCTGAAAGTCTTTGTTAGGTTCGTAAGGTGCTATTTCGTATGTTATTCCGTGTTTTTTTACGATAGGTCTATACAATACTGCCATAGCTTTGTGCATATTCTCCCAGCCTACTAAATAGTTTTCTATATCTACGTATTCTCCAAATGTTATTTCTTCTAATTCAGTAATAAAACCAAATTCGTATTTATCTATTTTGAAATTATGCTGTAACGTATGTTTGGTATTGAATAATTTACTGAAATGTTCTATCAATGCGTTTAATTCTACTAATTTTATTTTAGCTACATCTTTTAGGTTTATTCCACAGAATATTTCTATCATTTTTTGTGCAATAAATTCTTCATCGTTTGAGTTTTCTTGAACTTGTAAGAACTCTTGGTAACGACTTAATGGAATTTCGTTTAAATGTGTAGGTAAGTTTATTTCTAACTTCATATATGTATAACTATTTTGGTTTATTATTGTAGTATGCCTGTGCTATTCCGTAGGCTTCGAATAACATTTTAATGTGTAACATCATTCTTTGTGGATTGTCAAAGACTATTCTTACTTTCTTATTCGTCTTTTCGTAAATGAATCCTTCAACTACTGCAATCGCTTCACGTATTTGTGGGTCGTTCATCGTATAAAGTATTGTCCGTAGGTAGTATTTAAACCTAATGTTTCCATTTCGTGATAACGCAACGCATCAATAGCGTGGTTAAAATGGTCTATAGGTTTATTTAAACGTGTTCCTTGCTTATCAGTATCCCAGCAATATGAGCGTAATTCTTTGATTAAATTACCGCTATTAGAAGTAACAAGGTAATTGTTACGTTGCATAACATCTATTCCGTAGTTTATGCTGTCTTTTCCTTTTGTTACTGCTTTAATCGTCTTTCCATAGCGTCTTATTTCTTCGATTGATTTAGGTTCTGCACTATCAGCGTATATTGTTACGTTATTAGGTAATACCTTTGCTATGTCGCTATTTAACATTCCTGTTCTATAGGCTAACTCATTTATGATTCGTGTTCCGTTATAATTATAAACTTCGATTATTGCAGTAGGGTCATTCGTGTAACCAAAGTCTAACCCTATTCCGATTAACTTTGCTTCTTTTGGAAGGATATCTATTTGCTTCCAATTAGTAAATACTACGCCTTCTAAACTACCTATTTGACCTTCACCGTATACTTTCCACCAATTAGCCCAATACGAACTTGTTTTAGCTTTTTCTCTATTCTTTTCTATTTGTTGAACTATTGAATCGTCTAATGCTTCGTTATCCTTGTAGGTAAGAATTATAAAATC